TGCAACTGGTTCAAGGTTCTTATTTGAAATGGAAGGCTTTTATAATGGTGATTTCTCTACTAGTGTTATGGGTGGCTTCTGTTCGCTATTCTCAGATATCTTTGGAGTAATTGGTGCTTTCTTCGACTTGATTGGTACTATTGAAGGAATTTATGCAGACGCATTGGAGATGATTGCAAAGATTAAAAACATCGAAAATGAACTCATTGCAGCATTTCAGAAAATCAAAGTGAAAGCTTTACTCGAAGCTATTAAGAAAAAGATTAGTGAAGCAATTAAAAAGACATTAGAGAAAGTAAAAAAGGCAATCGAGAACTTCAGTATTGAAAACATTTTAGGAGAAATTGATAACTTCGTACAAAAGAACATTGTTGCTAAAGTACAAAAGATTAAACAAGATATCGAAAAATTCTTTTCAAAAGAAAATATGAAGAAGATTGAAGAGAAAATTAAAAAATTAATTGATTACACCGTATCGCAATTCGAGAATCCATCAATAGAAGAAATTCAATTCATGATCATGCGGTTCTGTGCTTTAGCAACTGGCATCGAAGGTTTAATTAAAGGATTGAAAGATCCGCTTAGTGATTTCTCAAACAGATATGATGAAGTGTTTAACACATTAGCAAATGCTTCTAATAGAATAACTGGTGAAGCAATCAGAGGTGGAGCTTTACGAGGATCTGATTACTATAGGAAAGAACAGATAAATAAAGCAAGGATAGCTTGGGAAAAGATGGGTAACACTAGACCTCCGTCTACTAAAGAATACGGAGAACTTCCTAAGTGGGAAGATTTAGAAGCAGGATCTGATAGCCGATTGAAAGTCAAAGGTGATTGGGTTACTGATATGAAACCACCTCACGAAGGTTGGGATGAAATAGATATAGATGTAAGAGTACTTCTTATGAGATTATATGAAGATGCTAAAGCTGAAGGTTTAGTTACTGGGCCGATTACATTACTTAGTGGATATAGAAATCCATCGTGGAATAAAACTATTGGAGGTTCTAGATCATCTCAACATATGAATGGATACGCATGCGATATACAATGGGACGGGTTTAAAAAAGGTCGAGAAGAATTAGCACCTTTTGTTAAGCTTGCAAGAGCAAACGGATTTAAAGGATTTGGTTACTATGACACTTTCTTACATATAGATATTGGTAGGTCAAGAAGCTGGAATGGTTAAATATAAGACAACGGGAGTCATCCAATGGTAGCCACGGTATTTTCGGCTAGAACAAAAAAGATTAATTTATATCAAGATTTTAAAAAGGATCTTGAGATAAGCCCGGTGTCGTCTGACCTTACGGTTAATAAAGATGAAGACGCTGTAAAAGAATCAATTAAGAATCTTATTCTTACTGATCGCGGTGAAAGATTGATGCAGCCTGACTTAGGCGGCGATATCAATGCAATGCTATTTGAAAACATTACTCCCGCGGTTATTAAAATAATACAGAATCAAGTAAGAACAACGATAGAATTACATGAGCCAAGAGCAGAAGTACAGGATGTAATTGTAACTTCTAATATAGACGATAATGCAGTAAGAGTTCTTATTGTGTTTTACATAACAAACGTACAGCAGCCTATTACGCTAGATGTATTCTTAGAGAGGACACGATAAATGGCTAAATTAAATATTTCGGAATTAGACTTTGAGTCAATCAAGACTCAGTTTAAAACTTATTTGCAAAGCCAAACTCAATTCAAAGATTATAACTTTGAAGGGTCGAACATGAGCGTGTTCCTAGATGTATTGGCTTATAACACATATCAAAATAACTTCTATAGTAATATGGCAGTTAATGAAATGTTCTTAGACTCCGCTGTGTTGAAAAACTCAATTATGTCTCATGCTAAAGAACTTAATTATCTTCCACGAGCTAGAAAATCTGCTCGAGCTGTTGTAAACGTTACAATTACTGATACAACAATCATAGGTCAAACAGTTACAATTCCAGTTTATTCAGATTTTACTACTACTTACTTAGGTAGTTCGTTTAACTTTGTAAACGCCAAAACATATGTTGCGCGCAAGACTGGACCAGGAACCTTTGTAGCAGAAAATGTAGAGATCTTTGAAGGTCAAATGCTATCAAGCTTTGAACGAGAAGGTTACTTTATTGGTGACGACGGTATCCTAAGAGTTATTCTTACAAACGAAAATGCTGATATTGATTCAATCGAAGTATTCGTAGATGCTGAAGCAACAGAAGATGCTAACCAGTTTATTCGCAAAAACGACATCTTTGGTGTTGGTGCACTGGATAAAGTATTTTATGTAGAACCATATTATGACGGTCGTTATACAGTGTACTTTGGTAATAATACATTTGGCTTACAGCCAGAAGCCTTTGAAGATATTCGTGTAAGATATAGAATTACATCTGGAGTTGAAGCAAACGGTGCATTCACATTCGACCTAGGTTCTACATCTCCTAGTGCAACCATTGCGGTAGATACTATTGGACCTGCTGCCGGTGGTGCAGAAAGAGAATCATTAGAAAACATCAGATACTTTGCTCCTAAGTCTTTACAGATTCAAGAAAGAGCAATTACAACAAATGATTATGAGATTCTGTTAAAGCAAAACTTTCCAGAAATTGATTCGGTTTCTGCTTACGGGGGTGAGACATTAGATCCACCTCAGTTCGGTAAAGTTGCAATTGCAGTTTATCTTGGCGAAGGAAGAGAAGGTTTATCTTCAGTTCTTTCAGCAGCATATATTAAATTCCTTAAAGAAAAGAGTCCCCTTGGTATCGAGCCAGTGTTTATTCCATCTGAATTCATATATGCATGTGTTATGGCTAATGCTTACTTTGATCCAAAAGTTACTAAGAAATCAGCTGGTCAAATTGAGTCTGAGATACGTACTGCTATTGCGTTATACAATAATACATATCTAGACAACTTTGATACAACATTAAGAAAATCTAAGCTGTCTTCATTAGTAGATGCTTCTAACGCTGCTATTCTAAGTAGTGAAATAAGTGTATGTCCTTATGTTGTTTATTCACCAGCATTAAACGTAGCATCTTCACCATCATTTAAATTCTATGCCAAGCTAGTTAAGCCTTATCCGTTTAAGGATACTAGTGGCTTCGCAGAATATAAGCCAGCAGTTGTAAGTGGCGTGTTCCAATTTAATAACGTTGATTCTTATCTACAAGATGATGGTCTCGGCAATATTCAAATTGTAACTTCAGATATTGCTAACCCACAGGTCGTTAAACCAGTTGCTGGTACTGTAAACTATGAAACTGGCGAGATTAATCTTACCGACTTTAAAACCGAAGGTTATGTAGGATCTGGAATAAATATTATGGTAACCACCACAAATGACGATATCGTTTCCCCAGCCGGAAGAATATTTGTAATTGCTGATGACGACGTAACCATTAATATGTTAGAGGTTAAATAATGGCCGATAATGCTGTCACTATCGTAGAAAAGAATATTGCGTTTAAAATAGCGCAACAATTTCCCGCCCACTACCGTGAACATGGTTCTGAGCTAGTTGCTATGGTAGAACACTACTACAAGTTTGTAGAAACAGAACCTAATATGGGTGTTTATAATTCCCGTAAACTGTTCGAGTATCGTGATATCGGTACTACACTTTCATCAATGATAATCTATTTCAAAAAGAAATATATGGCAGACTTGCCACCGCTTGATGATGATGTTACGGTTAAGTTTGTTATTCGCAATATCCTAGATTTGTACAGACGTAAAGGTACAGAAGCTGGGTTAATGTTATTCTTTAGAATGTTTTATAAAGCAGACATACAAGTAACATATCCTGCTAAATTTATGTTTAAGCCTTCTGATTCTATTTGGAAGACCGGCATATATTTGCAAATGTTTCAAAACAATAATGAGTTTTATTCAGGCAGCGGTATTCTATATGAATACAAAGATCTGTTAAGTCGTAATATCTATGGATCTATCTCTAAAGCAAAAGCTATTGTAGATAAGATTAACTTCGTGTACTTGAATGGTACACTAACACCTATCATTTATATCACTAATGTTAAAGGTAAGTTCTTAAAGAACGACGATATTGTTAGTCGATTTGCAGGTGAAGATGTAGCTTTCGGTAGATTAAACGGTTCTGCTGATTCTATAGATGTTGTTACTAAAGGTAAAGATATTGTTGTTACAACTGATAATAAGATCGGCGATATTCTTAGTATAAAAAGTACTTACGGAAAAGGTGGCGCTGCAATTGTTACAGATTTACAAGCTGAGTTTACCGGTACAGTAGAATACACTATAGACGATGGCGGCTGGGGTTACACGATTGGTAATACTCGATTGCTTGTTTCTAATCAGGTGATGGTTTTACCGAACCCAGACTTCCGTTTTGTTCTACAAGAAGTTTTACAAGATACTGCCGGAAACCGCGGCATTGTTGTTGGCCAAAACTCAATCGCAGTTGGCGTTAAAATGGACACTGGCGACAATTTTGTTATCGGCCGAAATATTTCTACGGTAGATCGTCTTGTATATAATGATGTAGGCGCAGTGATTGCTAATAACAATTTTACTCTTACTGCTTACGCGATAGGGCCACCGGCAACAGGTGATATCTTTAATATCTCAGCAAAGAACGAATCTTCGCCGGGTCCTTTATATCCAGATACTGGTGTCGTAGCAGATGTTAAAGTAGAAACACTATCTAATATTGAATCAATTTCTCTTATCACAGATGTTATTAGTAACTTCTTAAATGTACCTTTTGATTCTGCAGATTACAACGCTACACCTCCAGCAATCATACCCATGTCTGGAACAGCAAGTCCTGTAACACGCTTTACACCATTAAATGAAGCGTTCGACTTAGAGCCGTTTGACATTGGTACTATTGTAGCATTCGAGAATATAAATCCTGGACAAGAATATATCAATGATACGTTCAGTCTTGCTATTGATGCACAGATGGTTGCGTTCGAAAGAGTTTCACAGATTTTATTGATCGCAGATTTTACTGCTGGATTTACCGTTGGCGATACGATAGAGCAAGTATCAACTGGAACGACTGGTATAATTACTGGTCTTGATAATAATATTGGTGCTTTATATGTACTGCCTTATAGTTATTATGGATTCCAAACTAGTCTTAGTGATAGTATAATACACAAAGGTAACGAATTCGATGTTCTTGCAGTTTCAAGAGATTACTCGACTAAACGGTTCGG